ATTCTTGATGACAGAGGAATGCTCAGATATTTCGCTGACGGCGACGATATCCAGATGGACGTCTCTAGACAGGATTCTTCGCATTCTCCCGAGATCGTTCTGGCTTTCTGCATGCTCATGGAGTATCTCGGTGTCGATCCGGATTTCTGCGAACTATACTTCCGCATGAGGTCGCTTTACTTCGTCAAAAGTCTTTCGCCGCACCTGTATTCCGCGGAAATCTCGTTCAATCTGCCTTCTGGAGACCCGTTCACGTTAATCGCGAACATTTTCCAGATGCTTTGCGTTGTCGCCTGCCGCTACAAGGGAGTTGAGAAAGCTGCAATCATGCAAAAGGGTGATGATCTTGAGGCCAAACCCATCCTCAAAGATCTTCATGCTCTGTCAAGGTTGCCGGCGATCTCATCTGTCACAGTCAAAGTCGAATTGAATCGCGCTCCCTACCACGCCGGGCGCTTCATCACTCATTCCGGCTTGATTGTGGATCCAGTGCGTGTCTTCATGAAGCACTTCACTCGGCTTTCCTCCAACGAGACACCAACCGTCGAATTGTACCGCTCCCTGGTTTCACGAAATGTCTATTACTCCGAAGAGCAATTGGCCTTCTTGGTACCCGCGGTTTTAGATCTTTATCCCGCCCTTGATGGCGAAGATATTGATCTTATCATTCGGACGGTTGCTCGTTTGCGAAACTGGACCTTCTTCAAGATGACTTCAGATTTTCGCAAGGACGAAGAAAAGATTTTTCATACGACCACTGACTGCGCTCACTCCGTCGCAAAGAGACTTTTCCCAAAACTCAAGCCCTCCCAACTCAGGGCCTTCAGGGATTTAAGCTTAACTCAACTCTCGCGCGAATTCGCAAAGCACAATGTCGCGATCAATTTGCATAAGGACATCCTCGCTACAGGCCCGCTCTCGAAGGGAGTGCATGCTGATGAAAAGCATGTCATTCTCGTTCTTTGAGCTACTAGTTGCCTACTACTGTCTTTACTGAAAAACACCACATATTTCTACACCACCACCTTTTAATTTCCGACACCTACTAACATAGCAATCATTTCTTCTGACTTCTAACGCTATGTTCGCCCTCGCCCCAGTCATCACTTCTGACGACAAAGTCGGCTCTGGCCCTGCTGT